ATAAGTTCTCTATTTAGATCATCCATCATTCTATTCGGATTTGCACCTCTAAATATATCAGTTGTTGATGGTGTTGATGCTGTTTGATGTTTATATACTATTAATCTATACATTACATTTGGTCTATCTAGCTTATTTGCTATCCACATTTTCAATGAGATACCACGAGCTATTACTGAGTCACCAATACGATTTGTAAAATGCGAGGTGCCTGATTCGGTATCTGTTATACCTTGTTGTGTTGTTAATAATGCTGTAAATTGAGATGGTAGATTGTGATATAATTGTGTCTGTGCAGTGACTTGATGAGTATTTTTTGTTTCACACTGCTTTAATGTTACTTTTTTGATTAATGATACTAAAGATTTATTATTAGTATTTTTTTTATATGTTTTTTTTTTATTATAAGTTTTTTTTTTAAATACTTTTTTTTTATACTTTAAAGGCATATTTATATATAAATATGCGAGATATTATTTTTTTTTCAAAAAAATAAATCTAAAAAATGTTTCACATTTTTTTGAGGGAACGCACTTTTTTTTCACCCAGTCATAAAATAAATATCTAAATTTATTTTATATGGTTAAAAAAAGTGGTCGTTCCCTCGCGGGGCTTGGTAATACTGTTAAGCCCCGCTGCGTAGAAAGCAAGAATAAATATTCAAAATATTGTTTTACATTTAACAATTATACTGAACAAGAATACGAGAATATAATTGAGTGGTCAAAAGGTCATTGTTTTAAGTATGTTATAGGCAAAGAAATTGGTGAAAGTGGTACTCCACATTTACAAGGGTATTTTGAGTTAAATAAAGGTGTTAGAATGAGAATTACTGAATTTAAAAAAATTCCATGTTTATATAAGTGTAGGTTTGCTTCATGTAATGGTAATGAAAATCATAATGTTAATTATTGTTCTAAAGATGATAAAGATTGTGTGGCATCTAATAATATTAATATTGAAGAAGAATTAAAGATAATTACAGAGTTATATCCATGGCAGAGTGAATTAGAAGATATTATATTAAATTGTAAGGATGGAAGAAAGATTCATTGGATTTATGAAAAAGAAGGAGGCGTAGGAAAGACTGAATTTGTAAAATATATGGTTGCTAGACATTGTTGCTTATTATGTGGTGGTGGTAAGAAAAATGATGTAATTAATTTAGTTTATAATAATAAAGATTATATGAAAAGAAGAGGGTTAAAAGTTGTATTATTTAATATTACAAGATATACTAAAAATTGTATATCGTATGCTGAATTAGAATATATTAAAGATGGTATTATTATTAATAATAAGTTCGAAACTGGTAGTTTCATTTGTAATCGTCCTACGGTTGCTATATTTGCGAATAGTTTACCTAAAATTGATAAAATGAGTTATGATAAATGGAATATATTAGAAATTAAAGATGAGAAAGAATTAGTTAAAATCGATGTATTAGCTATTGTTAAGAAAAATAAAAATAAGTTAAAAAAGTTAGAAGTTGAAAATTCTGATGATGATTTTATATAGTCATAGTGTTTATTATTTCTTAAAGTTCCATAAAAAAGTCTTCCAGACTTTTTCATGAATGAAAGAACATTAATATTTATAATAATATTTAATTATTATAAAAATTAATTCTAGTGTTATATTTTAAGGGTCCTTAAAATAAAATTTATGTTGAAAGTTTACTGATGCAATATTATCAGTTTGTAATGTTCCATATGAGTCGAAAGCGGTAATCGAAAAGCAGTAATTTATAAATTTAGGTGCTGATCCTCCGTCATTATAATGGATTTGTTTATTCTTTAATGGTATATATATAGATCTATAAGTATGACATTCTTTACCAACGAATGGACTGCCTGATGCATCACCTGAAGCTGATAAGCCGGTTTGTAAATTAATTATTTTTTGATATACTACTGTGATAAGTTCTCTATTTAGATCATCCATCATTCTATTCGGATTTGCACCTCTAAATATATCAGTTGTTGATGGTGTTGATGCTGTTTGATGTTTATATACTATTAATCTATACATTACATTTG